GTTTGAATTTAACGCTAACCCGATTTTTTTAGTTTTAAGGTGTTGACATATGGCAGATAAACGAATCCGTTCCGACAGTTCGGCGGCAGCGGTTCAGGCCATGAAAAATGCAGCTGTGGACACCATCGATCCGCCGTCCCATGCAGGTTTGGAGAAAAAAGCCGAACCATTCTGGCATGACAATATCAGATCGAAAGCTCTGGACAGCTGGACGCCTGCCGACCTTCTAGCCGCCGTAGAACTTGCTAATAATCAGCTCTATATCACCGTTTTACGCAAGGATTTACGCAAAGAAGAGCGCATACGCGGGGAGGAGCGAGACGAAGGCCTTATAAAAGACCTCCGCAAGCAAATTGTTGAGCTACAACGAACTATCCTGGCTCAGCGCCGCGACCTCCAGATCCACTCCCACGCAACCAACGGCGAAAGTCGCGACCAGAAGAAACGTAATCAGAACGATCGTGATGCACGGAATACCAAAAACGAGCATCAGGACCAGGACGATAACCTGATCGCCTTTCCCAAGCACGGATAAAAGACTATGACGCGAGGTGAGCGTGTAATAGCGTTCATTGAGCGCTTTTGCATCGTGCCAGAAGGCAAGCTTATCGGCCAACCTATGCGGTTGGACCCCTTTCAGAAAGATTTCATCCTGGCGGTTTACGACAATCCAGCCGGAACGGATATGGCGATCCTCTCCATCGCCCGAAAAAATGGTAAGACTGGCCTGATTGCCGGAATTCTGCTGGCTCACCTGGTGGGGCCTGAAGCGGTGCAGAACACGCAGATTGTCAGCGGTGCACTCAGCCGGGAACAGGCGGCCATCGTTTTTAACCTCGCGGTGAAGATGGTTAACCTGAACCCCAAGCTGCAGGAGATTGTGCACATTACGCCCAGCGGCAAAAAGCTGATCGGCCTGCCGTGTAACGTCGAATACAAGGCTTTATCCGCAGAAGGTAAGACGACGCACGGCCTTTCCCCCATTCTGGCCATTCTCGATGAAACAGGGCAGGTTAGGGGCCCGCAGGATGATTTTATCGATGCAATAACTACGGCGCAGGGGGCTCATGAAAACCCGCTGCTAATCGTTATCAGTACGCAGGCAGCAAACGATGCTGACCTGCTTAGCATCTGGATTGATGATGCGGTCAAATCGAAAGATCCGCACATCGTGTGCCACGTTTATGAAGCGCCAAAAGACGCTGATATCAGTAAACGCGAGTCCTGGCTGGCTGCGAACCCGGCACTGGGAACATTCAGGTCAGAAAAAGACATGGCGCGCCAGGCTGAGAAAGCTGGCCGAATGCCAAGCTTCGAAAACACCTTCCGAAACCTCAACCTCAATCAGCGCGTGTCTACCGTATCGCCGTTTATCTCCCGCAGCGTGTGGGAGCTTTGCGGAGAGATGCCGATTAACACCCCGAGGAAGTGGTACGCGGGGCTGGATCTGTCAGCCAGGAACGACTTAACGGCGCTGGTTATCGCTGGTGAAGCAGATGATGGTGTCTGGGATGTTTTCCCCTTCTTCTGGACACCGCAAAAGACTCTTGAAGAGCGAACCAAAACGGACCGAGCACCCTATGACGTTTGGGTGAGGGAGGGGCTGCTGCGCACCACGCCAGGAGCTTCGGTGGATTACTCATTCGTCGTTGCGGATATCGCTGAAATTATCGGTGATTTCGACCTTACCTCGATGGCTTTTGACCGCTGGCGCATTGACCAGTTCAGGAAGGATGCCGATGCCATTGGGCTGAGCCTCCCGCTGGTCGAGTTCGGCCAGGGCTTTAAGGATATGGGGCCAGCTGTAGACACGCTGGAGTCTCTGATGCTTAACGGGCGCGTGAGGCATGGCATGCACCCCGTATTAACGATGTGTGCTGTGAATGCGGTGGTGGTGAAAGATGCTGCTGGCAACCGCAAGCTCGATAAATCCAAAGCAACGGGCCGTATTGATGGCATGGTCGCAATGACAATGTCCGTTGGTGCTGCTAATGGGGAAGTTACCGAACAGGGTGGTGACTTCGACGACTTCATTTTCCGACCGCTGAGCATGTGATGGAAGAACCTAAATACACGATTGACCTGCGAACCAATAACGGCTGGTGGGCAAGGCTGAAGTCCTGGTTTGTCGGCGGGCGTTTAGTCACCCCAAATCAGGGCTCACAGACGGGGCCTGTTTCGGCCCACGGATACCTGGGCGATTCATCCATTAACGATGAACGGATACTGCAAATTTCGACTGTGTGGCGCTGCGTGAGCCTGATTTCAACGCTCACGGCATGCTTACCGCTTGATGTCTTCGAAACAGACCAGAATGACAACCGTAAAAAAGTGGATTTGAGCAATCCACTGGCGCGACTGCTGCGCTACTCACCGAATCAGTACATGACCGCCCAAGAATTCAGGGAGGCCATGACGATGCAGCTCTGTTTCTACGGTAACGCATATGCACTTGTGGACCGCAACAGCGCAGGTGACGTGATCAGCCTTCTCCCGCTTCAGTCTGCCAATATGGATGTGAAGCTCGTCGGAAAAAAAGTGGTTTATCGCTATCAACGCGACAGCGAATACGCCGACTTTTCGCAGAAAGAGATTTTTCACCTTAAAGGCTTCGGATTCACCGGGCTTGTAGGCCTGTCACCCATTGCTTTTGCCTGTAAATCGGCAGGTGTGGCAGTTGCGATGGAGGACCAGCAGCGAGATTTCTTTGCCAACGGCGCCAAGTCTCCGCAAATCCTCTCAACTGGCGAAAAAGTGCTAACTGAACAGCAGCGCTCCCAGGTCGAAGAGAACTTCAAAGAGATCGCCGGCGGCCCGGTAAAAAAACGCCTCTGGATTCTGGAAGCGGGTTTTTCTACATCGGCAATTGGCGTAACTCCGCAGGATGCCGAAATGATGGCGTCCCGAAAATTTCAGGTAAGTGAACTGGCGCGATTCTTTGGCGTACCGCCTCACCTTGTCGGCGACGTCGAGAAATCAACGAGCTGGGGATCGGGCATCGAGCAGCAGAATCTCGGCTTCCTGCAGTACACGCTGCAGCCCTATATCTCCCGGTGGGAAAACAGTATTCAGCGATGGCTGATCCCATCGAAAGACGTTGGCCGCCTACATGCTGAGCACAATCTTGATGGTCTCCTGAGGGGCGATTCTGCCTCCCGTGCCGCGTTCATGAAGGCAATGGGAGAGTCCGGCCTGCGTACCATCAACGAAATGCGCCGAACAGACAACATGCCGCCATTACCGGGTGGCGATGTAGCGATGCGACAGGCGCAGTATGTGCCAATTACCGACTTAGGAACCAACAAAGAGCCCCGAAATAACGGGGCTTAATTTTTATGGGGGCCGTGATGCCTGAAATCGTAAAAACGCTGTCCTTCGACGAGACAGAAATCAAATTCACCGGTGACGGGAAGCAGGGGATTTTCGAAGGATATGCCTCTGTTTTTAATAACACCGATTCCGATGGCGACATCATTCTGCCCGGGGCGTTTAAAAACGCGCTGGCGAACCAGACCCGAAAAGTGGCGATGTTTTTCAACCACAAGACGTGGGAGCTGCCGGTTGGTAAATGGGACAGTCTGGCCGAAGACGAAAAAGGGCTCTACGTTCGCGGTCAACTTACCCCAGGACACAGCGGCGCCGCCGACCTGAAAGCAGCAATGCAGCACGGCACGGTTGAGGGTATGTCGGTTGGCTTTTCCGTTGCGAAAGACGATTACACCATCATTCCCACAGGCCGGATTTTTAAGAATATCCAGGCTCTGCGCGAAATCAGCGTCTGCACTTTCCCCGCCAACGAACAGGCTGGCATCGCAGCCATGAAAAGTGTCGATGGCATTGAAACGATCCGTGATGTGGAGAACTGGCTGAGGGATTCAGTCGGCCTCACCAAATCACAGGCAGTTGGGCTAATAGCCCGGTTTAAGTCAGCGATTCGGAGCGAGTCCGAGGGCGACGGAAACGAAGCACAAATAAACGCTCTGCTTCAGAGCATCAAATCTTTCCCTTCTAACTTAGGTAAATAATTATGTCTGAACTCGCTCTCATTCAAAAAGCTATCGAAGAATCCCAGCAGAAAATGACCCAGCTTTTCGATGCGCAGAAAGCAGAAATCGAAAGCACAGGCCAGGTTTCCAAACAGTTGCAGTCCGACCTGATGAAAGTACAGGAAGAGCTGACCAAATCCGGCACTCGCCTCTTCGATCTGGAACAGAAACTGGCATCCGGCGCTGAGAATCCTGGTGAGAAGAAATCCTTCTCTGAACGGGCTGCTGAAGAGCTTATTAAGTCATGGGACGGTAAACAGGGCACCTTTGGCGCTAAAACGTTTAACAAGTCACTAGGCAGTGACGCTGATTCGGCTGGCTCACTGATCCAGCCTATGCAGATCCCAGGCATCATCATGCCAGGCCTGCGCCGTCTTACCATTCGTGATCTGCTGGCTCAGGGCCGCACTTCCAGTAACGCTCTGGAATATGTGCGTGAAGAGGTGTTTACCAATAACGCCGACGTGGTGGCAGAGAAAGCACTGAAGCCAGAATCGGATATCACCTTCAGCAAACAAACCGCGAACGTGAAGACCATCGCGCACTGGGTGCAGGCATCACGTCAGGTGATGGATGATGCGCCAATGCTTCAGTCCTACATTAACAACCGCCTCATGTACGGCCTGGCACTGAAGGAAGAGGGCCAGCTGCTGAACGGCGACGGTACCGGGGATAACCTGGAAGGGCTGAACAAAGTGGCAACCGCCTATGACACCTCGCTGAATGCCACCGGCGACACCCGCGCTGACATTATCGCTCACGCTATTTATCAGGTGACCGAGTCTGAGTTCAGCGCTTCCGGTATCGTCCTGAACCCGCGCGACTGGCACAACATCGCGTTGCTGAAAGACAATGAAGGCCGCTATATCTTCGGTGGTCCTCAGGCATTCACCAGTAACATCATGTGGGGCTTGCCAGTGGTTCCGACTAAGGCGCAGGCCGCCGGCACCTTTACCGTAGGCGGTTTCGATATGGCCTCACAGGTCTGGGATCGCATGGATGCCACCGTGGAAGTTAGCCGTGAAGACCGCGATAACTTCGTGAAAAACATGCTGACCATCCTGTGCGAAGAGCGTCTGGCGCTGGCGCATTATCGCCCGACAGCAATCATCAAGGGCACCTTCTCTTCTGGCTCATGATGGAGGGGGCGGGGAAACCCGCCCTTTTAACGTATGGCGATAGATGTTCTGGATGTAATTTCCCTCAGTCTGTTTAAGCAGCAGATTGAGTTTGAGGAAGACGACAGGGACGAGCTGATCACGCTGTACGCCCAGGCCGCTTTTGACTACTGCATGCGCTGGTGCGATGAACCAGCATGGAAGGTTGCGGCTGATATTCCTGCCGCCGTTAAGGGCGCCGTTCTGCTTGTCTTTGCTGACATGTTTGAACACCGGACGGCACAAAGCGAAGTGCAGCTTTATGAGAATGCAGCCGCCGAACGCATGATGTTCATTCATCGCAACTGGCGCGGAAAAGCCGAATCAGAGGAGGGCTCCTGATGGAACCGGGACGATTCAGGAACAGGGTAAAAATTCTCACCTTCACGACTTCGCGCGATCCATCTGGTCAGCCGGTTGAATCGTGGACAGGTGGCAACCCGGTCCCGGCTGAGGTAAAGGGGATCAGCGGCAGAGAGCAGCTTTCAGGCGGCGCGGAAACGGCGCAGGCAACGATTCGCGTCTGGATGCGCTTCAGGTCAGAGCTGAATGCCTCTTCTCGTCTGGAAGTGCTCAGCGGCCCGTATAAAGGTCAGGTGCTAAATATCATCGGTCCTCCTGTAGCAAATGCGACCGGCACTCGCCTGGAAATTCTTTGCAAAACGGGAGCTGAAAAATGATTGAGACGAGCCTCGATTTTTCCGGGTTAAATGACATTGCAAAGGATCTGGAGGCGCTTAGCCGCGCTGAAAACAATAAGGTTCTTCGTGATGCCACCCGCGCCGGCGCGGAAGTGCTTAAGGAAGAAGTGATCGACCGCGCTCCGGTGCGTACCGGGAAACTGAAAAAAAACGTGGTGGTGGTGACCCAAAAAAGCCGTCGCCGCGGGGAAATTTCTTCCGGCGTCCATATTCGTGGCGTTAACCCGCGCACCGGAAACAGCGATAACACGATGAAGGCTAATAACCCGAGAAACGCCTTTTACTGGCGATTCGTTGAGCTTGGTACCGCGAACATGCCTGCACATCCGTTTGTGCGACCCGCTTACGATACTCGCGAGGAAGAGGCCGCCAGCGTCGCCATTGCCAGGATGAATCAGGCTATTGATGAGGTATTGAGCAAGTGAATGAAGATAATATCTACGCCTTGCTTTCTCCCCTGGCAGAAGGACGGGTATATCCCTATGTTGCGCCATTAGGTAGTGACGGTAAACCGTCTGTCTCTCCACCCTGGATTATCTTTTCCATCGTCGATGATGTTTCCGCTGACGTGCTGTGTGGTCAGGCAGAGAGCAGGGTTTCCGTTCAGGTCGATGTGTATTCCACTTCGATCGCTGAATCACGATCCCTGAGAGATTTGGTGCTCGCTTCGCTTGAGCCGTTAACCCCTACAGAGGTGGTAAAAATCCCCGGGTACGAGCCAGATTATCGGCTCTACCGTGCCACCCTGGATTTTAAAGTTACCCCCTGACAATTAATTCACCCAACGAACCCGCCAGATGGCGGGTTTTCTTTTTCCAGGAGACAGCTATGTCTGCACTTTATGAAAAATCGCAGCTGACGAAGATCCTTATTTCCTCCCTGCCGTCCACCAAAGAAACGATGGATTCCGCCACCTTTCTCGATCTGAGTTGCACCATCAAAGAAATTCAGTTCACTGGTGGCCAGAAGCAGGATATCGACGTAACAACACTTTGCTCTACCGAGCAGGAGAACATCAACGGCCTGCCTTCTCCGTCAGAAATCTCTCTGTCCGGCAACTTCTACAATAATCCAGCGCAGGACGCCTTGCGTGATGCGTATGACAACGACACCACTTACGGCTTCCAGATCATCTTCCCGTCAGGTAATGGTTTTAAGTTCCTGGCCGAAGTTCGCCAGCATACCTGGTCATCTGGTACCAATGGTGTTGTGGCAGCTACATTCTCACTGCGCCTTAAAGGCAAGCCTGTCCCGATTGACTCTGTACTTAAACTGACCACTGATCTTCCTTCCTCACTGTCTGTAGCGGTGGGGGCTGCGATCAGCATGGCTGTAGTAGCTGCCGGTGGTAAGCCTCCGTATGCCTACACCTGGAAGAAGGCAGGTAGCACCGTCAGCGGGCAGACATCCGATACCTTTAATAAAGCCACCGCAGTTTCAGGTGATGCAGGTGATTACACCTGTGTGGTTACGGATTCTTCTTCTCCGGTCAAAACGGTTACCTCAGCTGCCTGCACCCTTACTATCAGTTAATGGAGATGCCGGGTTGTCCCGGCATGGATAAGCGATGTCGCAAACTTTAAAACAATTAGCCATGGCGAAAATGGCTGGCTTTCGCCATAAGACGGTCGTTGTCCCTGAGTGGGAAGGTGTCAAAGTGGTTCTCCGTGAGCCGTCAGGTGAAGCCTGGCTGCGCTGGCAGGAGGTGGTGAAAGGGGGGGGCGACGATGAAAATGTGTCGGTATCGGAAAAGGCGCACCGTAATCTTTGCGCTGACGTGGTGCTCTTCATTGACGTTCTGTGTGACACCGATAAGCAACCGGTATTCAGCGTAGACGAAGAAGAGCAGGTGCGTGAAATTTACGGGCCCGTGCACTCACGTCTGCTCAAACAGGCGCTTGACCTGATCAACAATGCGGACGAAGCGCGGGAAAAGTCTCAACCCCCGGCGTAAAGTTTCTGATGTCGCTTGCGCTCCGGATGGGGCGCACGCTCTCAGAGCTTCGGCAGAATATGACGGCAAGCGAGCTTCTGATGTGGATTGAGTACGACAGGCAAAGCCCGGTTGGCGATATTCGCGGTGATATCCATGCAGCGCAGATTGTCTCTGCCATCTACGGCTCGCAGGGGGCAAAAGTACCGCTGGACGATGCGATCCTGCGCTGGGGTGGTGATGAGCAATCAGAACCGAAGGACCCGTTTGCAGGGCTTGAGGCGGCACTTACAGCTGCGACACAATAATTGCTTCACATGCCTTCAATGTAGCGATACGCTCTTTCCTTAAGTAAAGGAGGCGTTATGGAACCACTGGTAGTAGTGTTTGGAATATTCGGCTGGATGATAAATCTAATTGTGATTTTTTATTTATTACGGTTTAGCACAAGGGCAAATGAACAAGTTGAAGCCCTTAAAGAGATAAATAAAAAGCAAGATGCGCAAATAGATTTATTAATACAAGTCGCTCACCAAAGAAAAGACAGTTTATAACTCACGACCCGCTATCAAGCGGGTTTTTTTTATGGGTGAAAATATGGCTACGTTGCGCGAACTGATCATCAAAATATCTGCAAACTCTCAGTCATTCCAGTCTGAAATTTCTCGTGCTTCAAGAATGGGGAATGACTATTACCGGGTAATGCAGACTGGAGGACGCCAATCGGCCGCAGCTTCGCGTGAAACTCAGCGTGCCTTGGCTGAGGTAACTAGTCAAATAAACACCGCGAAGGCCTCAGCACTGGGAATGGCTGGTGCATTTGCTGGAGCATTTGCGACTGGTCATCTTATATCGCTGGCCGATGAATGGAGCTCTGTTAATGCCAGGCTAAAGCAGGCTTCCCAGTCGTCAGATGATTTCACGGAGTCCCAGCGGGCGCTGATGGATATTAGCCAGCGAACCGGAACCGCCTTCTCTGATAATGCGAGTCTTTTTGCGCGTTCAGCCGCTTCTATGCGTGAATATGGCTACAGTTCAGAAGAGGTTCTGAAGGTAACCGAGGCTATATCAACAGGGCTTAAGCTGTCAGGCGCAAGCGCGTCTGAAGCGAGTTCGGTAATCACGCAGTTCAGCCAGGCTCTGGCGCAGGGTGTTCTTCGAGGCGAGGAATTTAACTCCGTCAACGAAAACGGTGATCGAGTTATCCGTGCTCTTGCCGCAGGGATGGGTGTAGCTCGTAAAGATCTGAAGGCAATGGCCGATCAGGGGATGCTAACCGCAGATAAAGTTGTCCCGGCCCTGATAAGTCAACTTGGCACTATGCGTGGTGAATTTGAGGCAATGCCGCAGACCGTTTCTGCTGCCACGACGAAAGTCGAAAATGCTTTCATGGCATGGGTAGGTGGCGCTAATGAAGCCACTGGTGCGACAAGTACTCTTGTTGCCGTATTGAATACGGTTTCTGACAATATAGACACTGTGGCTACGGCTGCCGGAGCTTTGGCTGCGATAGGTGGAGCTCGCTATCTTGGAGGGATGTTTGGCGATCTTGGGAACCAGACGGCGCAATTAATAGATGCCAGAAAGAACGAAATTGCGCTCGCAGCTGCAAGGGCTGAATCTGCTACCCAATCACAACGCAAGGCCGCCGCCGATGCTATTGCTGCTGAGCGAGCTTACCAGCTTGCTCAGTCAGAACTTGTGCTGGCAAAGAATACTAATGCTGAGGCTACTGCCACTCAAAATGCCATATCCAAGCGCCGGGCAATGATTACAGCAAATGCGGCACTGGTACAGTCAAACAGAGCCGTTGCAGCCTCTCAGCAGGCACTTAACTCTGCAACATCAGTGCTGGGGCTTGTAAAAACTGGCGCTACGGGTCTTTTGTCGTTAGTTGGTGGTTTGCCAGGAATTTTAATGTTGGGTGCTGGGGCGTGGTACACGATGTATCAACGCCAAGAACAAGCCAGGGAATCTGCAATCCAATATGCGGACACAATCGAGCAGGTACGAGATAATCTGAAATCAATGTCTCAGACGCAGATATCCGCCAACCTTGGACAGGCGAATATTTCACTGGATGCTCAGAATAGTGCGATTGAACAGCAGAAGCAGAAAGTTGCTGAATTATCCAATCAACTTTATAACGCAAAATTAGCAGCCAATTCTGCTTCAGAGGGGACATGGCTGTATAACGATGCGGTTGAGAAAGCCGCAGACTTTGCTTCAGAACTTGCGGTTGAAGAAGGCCGACTTGAGCAAATGCTCAATAAAAGAAAGCAAACACAACAGTTAATAAACGACATAACTGATCAGGCTATAAATAAAACAGTAGAAATGGCTGGCGCCGTAAGTTCTCTTACAGAGATGTATGACCGGCTGAACAAGGTTTCCAGACAGTCTACAGCAGTGTCCCCACCAAAATATGCAGGACCTGTACTTCCTGCGCTTGATAATAAGCAACAACAAGCTATTGAGAAAGCACAGCGACAGCTTGAGCTATCTGGCCTTCAGGGTTTGGATAAGGCTCGAAAGCAGGCAGAATTCGATGCATCTGATCTGAACCTTCCAGCTGGTTGGCGTGAGAAATATGTCAGCATGGAAGTTGAGTCTGCTAGGCAATTACAAGCAATTCGTAACTCAAGCCGCCATAAGGGTGGAAAATCCGAGGCGGAAAAAACAGCTGATACCTATGACAAGCTGATCAAGCAGCAAAAAGAGCAGATCGCTCTGCAAGGGCAGAATACCGAGCTGGCAAAGGTTAAATATCAGGTAAGCCAGGGTGAGCTTTCTACGCTAAGTCAGGCCCAGAAAGCCGAAGTTATGCGTAATGCTGCTCTCATCGATCAGGTTAAATTGCGTGGACAACTGCGAAATTACGAAGCCAACCTTGCTGACAGTAACGCCAGCGCCCGCGCAGCCAATGAAGCGCAACTGCTGGGCTACGGGCAGGGAACCAGGTTCCGTGAAAGACTTCAGGAGCAGTTCAATCTGCGTAAGGAGTTTGAGCAGAAGAATACCGATCTTCTCCGCCAGCGTCAGGCTGGTGAAATCGACGAGACGTTCTATCAGCAGGGGCTGGCACTTAATAAGCGCTACCTCGAAGAGCGCCTGCGCGACCAGGAGGGATATTACGCAGCTTCTGATGCGCAGCGTGACGACTGGATGACGGGACTGTCTGAGGGTTATGCGAACTGGGTGGATGAAGCGACAGATTACTCCTCCATGGCAGCTGACGGGATGAAGCAGGCAATGGGTGGGGCGGTAACTTCGATTACTGACATGCTCAATGGTAACGTCGACAGCTGGAAGGACTGGGGTGTCAGCGTACTGAAGATCATCCAGAATGTTCTGGTCAATATGGCTGTTGCTAACGGCGTCAGTTCAATTGGTTCTCTCTTCAGCTTTGGCGCATCTTCCGCCGCTGCCGCCAGTAGCGGTACTGCAATTCAGAACGCTGGCGCGAACTTCACCTTTAACGCGAAGGGTAATGTTTACGACTCTCCGTCCCTGAGCGCATACAGCAATGGCGTGTTTCAGACCCCTCAGCTTTTTGCTTTTGCCAAAGGAGCGGGTGTGTTTGCAGAGGCTGGACCTGAAGCCATTATGCCGCTTACCCGTGCTGCTGATGGTTCGCTTGGCGTTCGGGCTGTTGGCACTGGTGGTGGTGGTCAGGCTGTATCTTCGGCTCCACAGGTTTACTCACCAATCGATGGCAACGGAAATACTTCCACGCAGACTTCACCCGGCCTTGAGCAATTTGGTGCTGATGTCGGTAAATATATTGATCAGCGATATAAGCAGAACATCATGCGAGATATTCGCCCTGGCGGTGACATCTGGAACGCAATGAAAGGAACCCGATAAAAATGGCTATCGAAACTTTCACCTGGTGCCCACGACTTAACGCTGAGGCAGATATAAATTTCCGCGTCAGGAAAGCACAGTTTGGTGATGGATATGAGCAGGTTTCAGGGGATGGATTGAATACCAGAACCCAGCAGTGGACGCTCAACTTTACTGGCAACGAAACCTACATTTCCGCCATAAAGACTTTTCTCGACAGGCATGAAGGGACGAAAGCCTTTCAGTGGAAGCCACCGCTCGAACCTTTGGGTTTGTATCGTTGCGAAACGTATAAACCCACCGGGCTGGGTGCGGGAAAATTCAACCTTGAAGCAACATTCATCCAGGCATTTAAACCATGAGCTTAAACGCAGACTATCAGAAGCTTGAATCCGGAAACGATGTTCGTCTGATTGAGGTGGACGGTTCTTCCTTTGGGCTAACGGACGTTCTCCGCTTTCACAATTACAGCATTCCCCACACGGAAGCGGAAATCATCGCCGCTGGTGGTGATGAGTCCAAGCTACCGGCGAAACCAATCTGGTGGCAGGGAAATGAATACGCCGCCTGGCCGTATCAGCTGGAAGGCCTGGAAAAATCAACCAGTGGGAGCAATGCAACGCCATCACTGACGGTTGCGAACATCGAAAGCTCTATTTCTGCCATGTGTCTTGCGTATGACGATCTGCTGCAGGCGAAAGTCACTATTCACGACACAAAAGAGAAATATCTCGATGCCAGAAATTTCGCGGACGGCAACCCCACAGCAGACCCGACTCAGGAAAAGCTGCAGGTCTGGTATATCGACGGGAAAACTGGCGAGCTTGCCGGTGAAACCGTTGAATTTGTTCTGTCCAGCCCGATGGACCTGCAGGGGCAAATGATCCCGACGCGACAGCTTCATTCCCTGTGTACCTGGTGCATCCGGAATAAATATCGTACCGGCGACGGCTGCGACTATGCCGGCATCCGCTATTTCGATAAAAACAACAACCCGGTAAGCGATCCGTCGCTGGATGAATGCAATGGCACGCTGACGGCCTGCAAACTCCGATTCGGCGAAAATAACGAACTCTCGTTTGGTGGCTTCCCGGGCACGTCTTTGATCAGGAGTTGATATGCGTCAGAAAACCATAGATGCGATTATGGCGCATGCTGCAGCTGAATATCCTCTTGAGTGTTGCGGCGTGGTGGCGCAGAAAAGCCGCGTTGAACGTTATTTCCCGTGCCGGAATCTTGCCGCGGCGCCGGAGGACAATTTTGTCCTTTGCCCCGAAGACTACGCAGCTGCTGAGGACTGGGGAACGGTGATCGCCATCGTTCACAGTCACCCTGACGCCACTACGCAGCCGAGCGAACTGGATAAAGCGCAATGCGACGCAACGCTTTTACCCTGGCATATTGTGAGCTGGCCGGAGGGGGATTTACGCACCATCCAGCCGCGCGGAGAACTGCCGCTGCTGGAGCGTCCGTTTGTGCTTGGACACTTCGACTGCTGGGGGCTGGTAATGAGCTATTTCCGGCAAACGCATGGTATCGAGCTCCACGATTACCGGGTGGATTATCCCTGGTGGGAAAACGACTATCCGGACAATTTTTATCAGGATTGCTGGTATGAATGCGGATTCAGGGAGTTTGACGGCCCGCCTCAGGAAGGGGACCTCGTCATCATGCAGGTGCAGGCCGATAAGTGGAATCATGCCGGGATTTTACTGGAGGGTAACATGCTGCTGCACCACCTGTACGGACATCTGAGCCAGCGCGTGCCGTATGGTGGCTACTGGCAGGAAAGGACGATGAAGATTCTTAGACATCAGAATTTTATTTAACAAACTGTCACTGATACTATCGTGTAGCACACAGCAAGGAGAACGATATGTATACAGTTGGGTTTGGTTGGATCTTCGTCGGTATTTTTATTGGGTTAATTCTCTGGTTTTTCATCAACCGCGCCAGCGTCAGAGCGAACAGGTAGGTTGAATTACTTGAGTCTATCGACCAGAAATTATCAAAAATAGTAGATCCAAACTTCGAGGCAAATAACAAAGACCAGTCGAAAGAAAACTACCTTGAAGAAGCAAGGAAAAAAGCTGGGCTTTGAGAGCGTAAATTAACAAACCACCTACGGGTGGTTTTTTTATGGGGGCAGCATGCAAGAGGTAATGACAAGAATTGAGCTAAGTGGCGTGCTAGCTAAGACATATGGAAGGGTTCATCACCGTCTGGTTCGCACTACTGCTGAAGCCATTAATGCACTCGCGAAAACCATCAATGGATTCGAGAAATTCTTAAACACAAGCAAAGCCCGAGGGCTGACGTATGCCGTTTATAGAGATAAAAAGAATATTGGCGTTGATGATCTCGGCTTTCCCGTCACCGGCGAAGTGATCCGGATTGTCCCTGTAGTAATAGGGAGTAAAAAGGCTGGTCTTTTGCAGACGATCTTGGGGGCCGTGCTTATTACTGCTGCTGTGTTGACTGGACCCGGCGGTATTGGCGCTGCTTTCGCTGCTGGTGGATTGACGGGGTTTGCTGCTGCCACTGGTGCCTCGTTGGTCCTCGGTGGGGTTATTCAGCTGCTTTCACCGCAGCCATCAGGCATAGCCAGTAAACAAAGCGCAGATAACCGTGCATCGTATGCGTTTGGCGGGGTAACCAACACTGCAGCGCAAGGCTACCCGGTGCCTCTGCTTTATGGTAAGCGTCGAATCGGCGGAGCGATTATTTCTGCCGGAATTTATGTCGAAGATCAACAATAAATCATTAATTAGCCGAAAGGCAGGAGAGCGTTATGGAAATGACTGTAGGATTCCCTGAAATGGGTTCACGATTTGAATATGTAAGCTTCGTTCCTGATTTAGAAATTAAAACAATTAAAACTGTCACAACCAAAATTACAGTTTGCAAGCTGGAACAAATCAATGCGCCCCATGAATTGGTGTTTATCTATCAGGAGGATTTCAATCCAAGTAGCTCTTTTGCCGAAGTCGAAGCACGCGCTAAAGAATATGCCAGTAATGCAATTGCCGGATTAAAAACCCCGGCTCAACCGGGGCAAAGCATTAACTTTGATGCGATGGTAAATATTATCAGCCCTGGCATACAACCTGGATACCGCCTCGGCTCGGCCTTGCTCTTGCATCGTCATTTTTGATGTATCTTCACCGTATGCCTTAGTCATATACTGAGTCACGCGCTGGCGGAAAGCTCCAGCATCACCAGACTCGACAGTGGCGACGGCTAATAAAAACGCCAACGCTTCATCCTGTTGGTCTTCTTTGTTAAAGCTCATTATAAACTCCTGTTATACCGAGGTCATCAGCCGCACCGTCGGCAATTAGTGCGCCAGTGCCCACCACTGGCGGGCTGAGCTTACACATTAACCAGGGATTCCTGTTACCAACAGCCTGATATTTAAACAGTAGCCACCTTTGGGTGGCTTTTTTATGGACGCGATATGGCTACAGAGAAAGTATTAAAGGGCCGCAAGGGCGGCAGCTCCAGTTCACGAACTCCTACCGAACAACCTGATGATCTGCAATCTGTAGCGAAGGCCAAAATCCTCGTTGCGCTTGGGGAAGGTGAGTTTGCAGGGCAGCTCACCGGCAAAGATATCTACCTGGACGGAACAGCGCTGGAGAATGCTGACGGCTCCCAAAACTTCAGCGGGGTAACGTGGGAGTTTCGCGCGGGAACTCAGGCGCAAAAATATATTCAGGGTATTCCCGGTACCGAAAACGAGATCAGCGTAGGAACTGAGGTATCAAGTGCCACAACCTGGACGCGCACGTTTACCAATACGCAGCTTTCAGCAGTTCGCCTGCGTCTTAAATGGCCCTCGCTTTTCAAACAGGAGGACGACGGCGATCTGGTGGGTTACTCGGTCAATTATGCAATTGACCTGCAGACGGACGGCGGCACATGGCAGACGGTACTCAATACCAGCGTGACCGGCAAAACGACGTCTGGTTATGAGCGCAGCCACCGTATCGATTTACCGCAGGCTGGCAGCACATGGACAATACGTCTGCGTAAGATTACCTCTGACGCCAACAGCGCGAAGATCGGCGACACGATGATGCTGCAGAGCTTCACCGAGGTGATTGATGCCAAACTGCGCTACCCGAACACCGCGCTGCTCTACGTCGAATTCGACTCAAGCCAGTTCAACGGCTCTATTCCTCAAATTTCATGCGAACCGCGCGGCCGCGTTATCCGCGTTCCAGATACCTACGACCCTGAAACCCGCACTTATAGCGGTACATGGACCGGTGCGTTTAAGTGGGCATGGACGGATAACCCTGCGTGGATTTTTTACGACCTGGTTGTTTCTGACCGGTTCGGCCTTGGGCACCGTTTGACCGCTGCGAATATTGATAAATGGACGCTTTATCAGGTTGCTCAGTATTGTGATCAGATGGTACCAGACGGCAAAGGGGGCAACGGTACAGAACCACGTTATACCTGCAACGTGTACATTCAGGACCGGAACGACGCCTACACAGTCCTGCGTGATTTTGCCGCTATCTTCCGTGGCATGACCTACTGGGGCGGGGATCAGATTGTGGCCCTGGCTGACATGCCGCGCGATGTTGATTACAGCTATACGCGCGCTAACGTTGTTGGCGGTCGCTTCACCTATTCGAGCAGCACCACGAAAAGCCGCTACACCACAGCGCTGGTTTCATGGTCAGACCCGGGTAACGCTTATGCCGACGCGATGGAACCGGTATTTGAGCAGGCGCTGGTGGCGCGGTACGGCTTCAATCAGCTGGAAATGACAGCCATCGGCTGCACCAGGCAGTCAGAGGCGAACCGAAAGGGGCGCTGGGGTATTCTCACCAATAACAAGGATCGCGTTGTTTCGTTTGATGTCGGGCTGGACGGAAACATTCCGCAGCCGGGCTACATCATCGCCGTGGCAGACGAGCTGCTTTCCGGAAAGGTTATGGGCGGCCGCATCAGCGCCGTTAACGGTCGCGTTATCAAACTTGACCGCGTAGCTGATGCAGCACCAGGTGATCGCCTTATTCTCAACCTGCCTTCCGGAGCGTCGCAGAGCAGGACCATTCAGGCCGTGAACGGGGAATCAGTCACAGTCACCACGGCATACAGTGAGACGCCACAGGCCGAAGCTGTTTGGGTGGTTGAATCTGACGAGCTTTACGCGCAGCAGTATCGTGTTGTCAGCGTTTCCGATAACAATGATGGCACTTTCTCGATTACCGGCGCATGGCACGACCCGGATAAATATGCCCGTATCGATACCGGAGCCATCATTGACCAACGGCCGGTGAGCGTGATCCCGCCGGGCAACCAGTCGCCGCCTGCGAATATCGTGATCAGCTCGTTTTCCGTGGTTCAGCAAAATATCAGCGTCGAAACAATGCGCGTGAGCTGGGACCAGGCGCAGAACGCTATCGCCTATGAAGCGCAATGGCGCCGCAACGACGGGAACTGGGTTAACGTGCCGCGCACCTCCACCACGTCATTCGACGTCCCGGGGATTTATGCCGGGCGCTACCTGGTGCGGGTGCGCGCAATCAATGCCGCAGAAATTTCATCCGGATGGGGCTATTCAGAAGAGAAAACGCTGACGGGTAAAGTGGGCAATCCACCGAAGCCGGTTGGCTTTATCGCCTCTGAAAACGTGGTGTTCGGTATCGAGCTGAACTGGGGATTCCCGGCGAATACCGACGACACGCTGAAGACGGAAATTCAGTACAGCCTGACCGGTACTGAAGACGATGCCATGCTGCTGGCCGATGTGCCTTACCCGCAGCGCAAATATCAGCAGATGGGCCTTAAGGCTGGGCAGATTTTCTGGTACCGCGCGCAGCTGGTTGACCGCAGCGGTAACGAGTCAGGTTATACCGGCTGGGTTCGTGGGCAGGCCAGTATCGATGTTTCTGACATCACAGATGTGATCCTTGAAGACATCAAAGGGTCTGAGACGTTCAAAGACCTGATCGAGAACGCTGTGGACAGCAATGAAAAAATTGCTGGCATGGCTGACGACATCAAACAGGCCAACGATGAACTTGAACTCCAGGCGCAGGAAATCGCAAAAAACGCGCAGGACATCGGGCAGGTTCAGACCAGCGTTAATGAGCTTTCTAGCACGGTCGGTGATGTGTCGTCTTCTCTCTCAGATCTTGAGCAGACTGTTGCGACTGCTGATACCGCACTGGGCCAGCGAATCGACAGCATCAGCGTGTCTATGGACGGCATGACGGGCGGGGTGAAGAACTCTGCTATCGCAATTATTCAGGGCAACCTGGCGCAGGTAGCCGCGCGTAAAACGTTGTCTGCATCTGTAGCAGGGAACAGCGCTCAGCTGGACCGTCTAGACGAGGTGATCGTCAGTGAGAAGGAAGCCACAGCACGTTCATTGCTGAGCCTGCAGACGGACGTCAACGGCAACAAGGCATCCATCAACAGCCTGAATCAGACGCTCTCCGACTATCAGCAGGCCACCGCCACGCAGATAAACGGCATCACGGCGACCGTGAACGGGCATACCTCCGCCATCACCACTAACGCTCAGGCTATAGCCAACGTTAATGGCGAACTCAGCGCGATGTACAACATCAAGGTTGGTGTCTCCAGCAACGGGCAGTATTACGCCGCGGGCATGGGGATTGGCGTTGGGAACACGCCGTCAGGCATGCAGTCGCAGGTTATCTTCCTGGCTGACCCGTTCGCCGTCACCACGGCAGCAGGTAACAGCGTGGCTTTGCCGTTCGTGATCCAGAACGGGCAGACATTCATCCGGGCCAGCTTCATCCAGGACGGCACCATTGAGAACGCCAAAATCGGCAACTATATCCAGTCCAACAACTATGCAGCTGGTTCTGCTGGTTGGAAGTTGAATAAAGCTGGAGATGCTGAATTCAACAATGTGACCGTCAGAGGTGTAGTATATGCTAGTGGCGGTAGCTTTACTGGTGAGATCCAAGCAACAAGCGGTAAATTCAAAGGGACTGTGGAAGCCCAAAGTTTTATCGGGGACATTGCAAATATGCACACCGGAACTAACGTTAGTCGGTCTAGTAACGGTCTTTTAGAAAAGGTAATAACTTATACGGATTCATCCAGTTCTGGGCACGCAAGACACGTCTGTGTTATAGCAAACGTGAGAGGGAATGGTGCAGGTACGATAAATATTAACGGATCTGAGGGCTCTTCCAGCGTACAGGATGTAGAACGACTTATTATGCATTCTGCTGTTGTAACTGGTCCAAACGTTACGGTAAGAATTACAGTTTCCGCTCAGAACAATAGAGGGGCGTCTATATCCTCACCTACTATTATTGTTTCGCACGGATCCGGTTCATTCACTGGTTAAACAAAACCCCGCATTAGGGAAGGTGCGAATAAGTACCCTCCGCAACGAAAATGAAACTTTTAGTCAATTAAATTCAATCACTTACATAGGCGTTTTTTTGCGTTTGGTGACTTATTCGCACCTTCCTTAAAAACCAATTCAGAAATTATTTCTGGTGAGGGTTATATACCTCTCCGGGCTTCATGTTGTCTAAATTTAGGAGTTGTTATGATTTATAGCACCGGAACTATCTCTATTAACGGAAATACCGCAACCGGCTCCGGTACAAACTGGACAGCTCCCGCCAGCCAGGTCCGCGCTGGCCAGACGATTATCGTGATGTCTAACCCGGTGCAGCTGTTTCAGATTTCATCCGTGAACAGCGCCACGTCAATGACGGTTACTCCAGCTGCTTCCCCTGCGCTGAGCGGCCAGAAGTATGGAATTCTTGTGTCGGACATTATCTCGGTCGACGGACTGGCACAGGCGATGTCACAGCTCATCAAAGAGTACGACGAGAACATTGGCGCGTGGGAGACGTTCGCCAGCACCTCAGCAAACCAAAGCATCACAGTTACCATCAACGGCACCGCCGTAACCATCCCAGGCATCGGTAAACTTGCGCAGAAAGGGAGCAACGGTGCGGTTACTGTCGCAGACGGCGGAACCGGCGCAACGAATGCCGCAGACGCTCGCACAAACCTTGGTTTGGGAGAAGGCTCTGCATTACCTGTTGGTGTCCCTGTTCCGTGGCCTTCCGCCACTCCGCCAACAGGCTGGCTGAAATGCAACGGTGCGGTTTTTTCTGCTGAAGAATACCCGGAACTGGCAAAGGCTTATCCAACAAATAAATTGCCTGATTTACGTGGTGAGTTTATTCGTGGTTGGGATGACGGGCGCGGTATTGACGCGGGGCGCGAAATTCTGTCTGCTCAGGGGGATGCTATTCGTAATATAACCGGCACATTTGGCGATGGAGAAACCGAAGTTAATGCGTCTATTAGCTTTTATAGGGCGGATGGTGTTTTTGTAACTCAGAAAAAACTTCGTAATACGATAGGTAACACCACAATCATTGCGGATACCCCAAACAATCCTTATTTAATCAATTTTGATGCTTCAAGAGTAGTGCCAACTGCCTCAGAGAACAGACCAAGAAACATTGCATTTAACTACATTGTAAGGGCAGTATAATGACCACAAAAGAAATCACCTTAGATGAAAACGGATTCGCAACAGAAGCTGGCTTCATCACCGTTTACAACTACAGCGGTGAAACGCGGGAATATATTTCCACATCAACTGAATATCTTGCCGTTGGTGTCGGTATCCCGGCATGTTCTTGTTTAGATGCACCAGTTACACATAAAGCTGGTTATGCAATCTGCCGTTCTGCAGATTTTAACTCATGGGAATATGTGCCAGACCATCGCGGTGAAATCGTCTTTAGCACCGAAACAGGAGAATCAAAAGAAATCACAGCTCCGGGTGATTACCCTGATAATACAACCACTATCGCCCCGTTAACACCATACGATAAATGGGATGGTGAGAAATGGGTGACGGATACCGAAGCACAGCATAGCGCCGCAGTAGATGCAGCAGAAGCACAGCGCCAGTCACTGATTGATACTGCAATGGCTTCAATCAGTCTGATTCAGCTGAAATTACAGGCCGGACGGAAGTTGACGCAGGCAGAAACAACCCGACTTAACGCCGTGCTGGATTACATTGACGCGGTGACGGCAACAGATACCAGCACCGCGCCGGATGTCATCTGGCCTGAACTGCCGGAGGCGTAGGCCATTCAATATCTGGCGCACCGGAAGTATCGACCAGCTCCAGTGCGTCCAGTTGACATCCTCCACGCCCTGAAGGACGGGGTTTTACGGCGCACCGGATAAATCCAAATGGAGTTTCGGGAGATAAATGAAACCGCAGCCACGTCGTATGCAAGAACGTGCTGCGGTTGGCTGGTGAACTTTCGATAGTGCGAGTATTGAATGATTTCCAGCCGTTACCGATTTTACGACAAAAAATTAGCGCAAGAAGACAAAAATCACCTTGCGCTAATGCTCTGTCTCAGGTCACTAATACTATCTAAGTAGTTGATTCATAGTGACTGGATATGTTGTGTTTTGTAGCATCATGTAGTCTATTTTTTATACTAAAGATATTGTAACACATTGATATTAATGATTTTTAATGTTTCACGTTCAGCTTTTTTATACTAAGTTGGCATTATAAAAAAGCATTGCTTATCAATTTGTTGCAACGAACAGGTCACTATCAGTCAAAATAAAATCATTATTTGATTTCAATTTTGTCCCACTCCCTGCCTCTGTCATCACGATACTGTGATGCCATGGTGTCCGACTTATGCCCGAGAAGATGTTGAGCAAACTTATCGCTTATCTGCTTCTCATAGAGTCTTGCAGACAAACTGCGCAACTCGTGAAAGGTAGGCGGATCCCCTTCGAAGGAAAGACCTGATGCTTTTCGTGCGCGCATAAAATACCTTGATACTGTGCCGGATGAAAGCGGTTCGCGACGAGTAGATGCAATTATGGTTTCTCCGCCAAGAATCTCTTTGCATTTATCAAGTGTTTCCTTCATTGATATTCCGAGAGCATCAACATGCAATGCTGTTGGGATGGCAATTTTTACGCCTGTTTTGCTTTGCTCGACATAAAGATATCCATCTACGATATCAGACCACTTCATTTCGCATAAATCACCAACTCGTTGCCCGGTAACAACAGCCAGTTCCATTGCAAGTCTGAGCCAACATGGTGATGATTCTGCTGCTTGATAAATTTTCAGGTATTCGTCAGCCGTAAGTCTTGATCTCCTTACCTCTGATTTTGCTGCGCGAGTGGCAGCGACCGGGTTTGTTGTTATATGGCCTTCAGCTATTGCCTCTCGGAATGCATCGCTCAGTGTTGATCTGATTAACTTGGCTGACGCAGCCTTGCCCTCGTCTATGTATCCATTGAGCATTGCCGCAATTTCTTTTGTGGTGATGTCTTCAAGTGGAGCATCAGGCAGCCCCCTCCTTATTGCTTTAATTTTGCTCATGTAATTTATGAGTGTCTTCTGCTTGATTCCTCTGCTGGCGAGGATTTTTTCGTAGCGATCAAGCCATGAATGTAACGTAACAGAATTATCACTGTTGATTCTTGCTGTCAGAGGCTTGTGTTTGTGTCCTGAAAATAACTCAATGTTGGCCTGTATAGCTTCAGTGATTGCTATCCTCCTGTCTCGGCCTAATCCGAACTCTTTACCCGTCCTTGGGTCCCTGTAGCAGTAATATCCATTGTTTCTTATATAAAGGTTAGGGGGTAAATCCCGGCGCTCATGACTTCGCCTTCTTCCCATTTCTGATCCTCTTCAAAAGGCTACCTGTTACTGGTCGATTTAAGTCAACCTTTACCGCTGATTCGTGGAACAGATACTCTCTTCCATCCTTAACCGGAGGAGGGAATATCCTGCATTCGCGCACCCATCGACGAACTGTTTCAAGGCTTCTTGGGCGTCGCTGGCGAGCGTTCCACTCCTGAAGTGTCAAGTACATCGCAAAGTCTCCGCAATTACACGCAAGAAAAAGCCGCATTGATGCGGCGATGGTAGGTCTGGATATCATTGAGCAATGAACAGGCCTCATCGAGTGTGAGGCGGGTTAGTCCTTGCGTAGCTCGCTAATTCTTCTGTAAGTCTCTGGTGCTTTGCTATCTCACGCAGTGCCTGATAGTCAATCTTGCTCACTGGTTGCCTCCTTTGCGAAGCTGGTCGGCGAACAAACGTACACTAGACGCTTCACTGCGTAGAAACTTAACGGCATAATCAAAACCACCTCGTTCTGCGTCGTCTGCTCCGTTGTCGAGGTTATCTGCGTACATCTCTACCCCCTGCGCCCGTACTTCAGCCAGGAAAGCATCGGTGGCTGGGGTTTCGATATCGTTAATTTCAGGAAGAATCTCTTCCCATGTGGCGATATCGCCATTCAAATGCCATCCGGCAATTCCACTGGAGTTATCCGCAACACTGCGAACGGCTTCAATAGTTTCGAGCATTACCGCACTCTCCGCTACCAGCGCCGCGCACTTGGCCTCAAGGTTATCAATCGTGATTCCAGCAGAACGACACTCCCGCAACGCCGTTTCCAGTTTTGATTCAAGCTCACCGAACTTACGCACCAGATATTCAGCGTTTGTTTCGTTAACCTTTAAATCTCGCGGGATGCATTTACCTTTCAGGAATCCATCCATCTCAATTAGTGACATTTGTTTCATTTCTTCCCACTCCGCCACATTTCATTCAGATATTTGTTGTCATTAACAGAACCGAAACTATTTCTCTTAAGCAATTCCTCTCTCGATGGCATTGGCTTTACGCGTTGGCGAATAATCATTTCTGCCGGAAGAATGCCGGGATTGTATGCAAGTCCTCTCATGGTAAATTCCTCAGTCATTACTGATAGCGCCATAGCGTGAGCGGTAATTACGCAGGCGCGGGTCAATTTCAGGGAAGTGGGTATATGTGGCTTTGCGGAATGGTCGGATTGATGTCTGGTAAATCTGCTCGCGCTCTTCTTTCTCTGCAAGCCATATACAATGGCGAAATTCCTTTTCCTCTTTCGTTTCCTGCGGTAGCGACATTATCAGGTCGTATTTTTTTCTGAATTTATCCAGCACCTCCGATACGGAATTGCCGGAACAGCGGAGCGGGTCATCCGCACCATACAGAGGCGCTGGCATAATGGAATCCTTATTTTTCTAAATCAGAATGGGATTGGAATCGTCGTATACAGGAGTGTTCTGCTGGTTACTGCTTTGTTGCTGTTGGCTGTTTCCTGAAGTTGTAAATCCAATCTTTGCATTCAGTAATTCAAGAGTGATTGATTGACCATTTTGCCCCTGATAAACATCAACCCTGATGTTTTCTCCGGTAATTTCTACAATGCCACCTTCAACAAGAACACTACGGTAGTAATCCGCTTGCGCTCCCGGCTTGGCAAATACAACGGCGCTGTAGTTTGTCCATTCTTTCTTTTTTGTCTGGCGATCGTAATGCTGAACGCCAGCACGGATGTTGAATCCGATATTTTCCCCGGCCTGAAACTCTCTTGCGGGCTTGTTTAGTCTTACAGTAATCGAATGTGCCATTAAGCAGCCGCTCCTTCTAATTCGTCTCGTCTGATGTTGTAAACGTCCTGCGCTTTGTGCTGCTCCGGTGTGCCTTCGAGCATCTTCCACGCTTTGGCGAACGCCTGTTTAAGCTCTTCTACGGTGTTTTTCTGCATTGCTGCGTCAGTGAATGCCTTTAAAACCTGTTCAGGTGTAGGTGATGGCTTTGATTGCTTTGCTGCTGCGTTCTGCTGATGTTTATGCTCGTCTGTATCTGCATCTTTCGCATCATCTATGCCGAACAAACCATTGAGGCAATACTTGCGTGCATAAGAGCTTGTAGCTCCAGTAACTTGTGCAGAATCCATTCCTTTCTTGCTTTCTTCCTCTCGTGCAAGAGCGGTTGCCGTATGGCTGTTTTCGCCATCGGTAATAGTTGCCGTGGCTTTCACGTAATACCGATCACCAATCAACACAACTTCATCGCTGATTGATAAAAACAGACCATTCAGTAACGGCTTAACGCCTTCAAGAATATCTTCGCAGCTTCTGTATTTATATTTACCGAATGAGTTGTACTGATTCTTTGGCGCGTTCAGATTCTCCTGAATAGCTGCCAGTCTTGCGTAAAATTCTTTGCTCATATGATTGTTCTCAGAATGGACACGGCCCAAGGAAATAACGCTGATTTAATACTTCGACTCGGGACAAATTAAGGCATACCAGCATTCCTTCGCGGTCGCCATTATGGCGATACCAGAGAGCTTTCTCGCGTGTGACATGCGTCTCTGTAACTTGCTCTCCTTCACTGTGGTTGCAAGTGACATGCATATCTCCTTCGTTACCGATTAATTCTTTCATCTGACGAATGAATTCTTCGTCTGACCAGTTATCTGTAAAACTCATTTCCTGCGATACCACGGAAGGTTGATAGCTGATTTCATCGCTTTATTTGCTTCAAGCCACATTTTTGAATCACCAATAAATCTGGCTATTACTGCTTTGTTCTGTGCAGCACGAAGCATCTGGTGATTAATGGCTATTTCATTGCGCATAACGCCTCCAGTTGTTTCTTTGCTGCTCTGATTAATTGTTTAACTCGGCGTGATAATTCAGATTCGTGCGGGTAGAAAGCGGACATGACGCCGCTACCCGCGAGCTGAAAGTGCATCATGGGTAACTCCTTATATTTGATTGCATAACGAAAACGCCTCGAGTGAAGCGTTATTGGTATGCATATAAAAAAGCCCTCACACTGGAGGGCAAAGAAGATTTCCAATAATCAGAACAAGTCGGCTCCTGTTTAGTTACGAGCGACATTGCTCCGTGTATTCACTCGTTGGAATGAATACACAGTGCTTATTCGTACTAATAAAATACCCAATTTTCTGTTTCTTGGTTGTGCCCAAAGTTATATTCAATATCTGGTGTTGATGTATCAATATTCTTCATCCCATCAACAAGAGTTGATACAACAGCCAAATCTTGTTTGATTCTCATTAAATGGTATTTCTTCCGGCGCAATAAACTCTCAATGGCAAGTTTCTTCGTTGGGAATGCAAAAGATCTTTCTGCATTTTTTGCTACTTTCTTAATTGCATATCTATTTCTCCTTTGTTTCCATTCCTGTAACCACTGATTTGGTGCTGGTTTAAAATTAATAATCCAATGCGCAGGAACCAACCATGCATAATGCTCTGTCTGATGAAAAGCTATATATTGAAGTGCGAATATTTTTATCCCATCTTCTTCAACTGTCGCCTGGAATCTCCAGAAAACAGGCATTCCATCATGTTCAGTTTCTGATTCAGGAAAAGGTACGCTCCATGATTTTGTCATATCTCACCTCAAATAAGTGGTTTGCTGCCTAATTTCATTTTCTGGCGACCAACACAAGTCACCTTGCTGTCAGTTGTTTTGATTTCCTGTAGCCTGCCGCGTAAAGAGCTACATTTGGAAGACATACACCAGTTTCTGGTTGCCTATGCCCAAACTCATTCGCGTACACAATGGCCGCTCTCTCCAGATTGCGTCTGTATTCTTTCTGTTGCCAGATCACGTCCTGTGCCATGAACTTAATTGGCTTAGCGTCTTCTATGCGCTCAGGCGTTTCGTGAGTACCTTTAGCCTGAATCTGCGCTCTGCTTAGAGTAGGGCGGTGTAATACTTCTGAACTTATTGCTTCTTCGCGGGCCAGTACGCCGTTAGCTAATGCCTTTGCCTTTAAACGCTCACGACGACGAGAACGTGAATTGCCTTTGAACTGAGTTCTGCGTGTCATATAGACCTCCTGATGAACTTTGGTGGTGTGGTAGGTGGGAGACCCATTTCGACCTGTTTCGGCCTACTTCAATTCGGCAATAGTACCGCAGGCCTCGCCGCTTTACGTGCGACATATTCCCGTCCATGAACCCTTCACCACACCCCAAAGTTCACTTTGGTTATTGCGCTTTGTCAGCGCCGTAGATTCATATTCGAATCGTTGTATATCACCGCCCTGGTGAGTAGTGCGTCCTGCTGATGTGTTTAGTATCACCGCCAGTGGTATTTATGTCAACACCGCCAGAGATAATTTATCACCGCAGATGGTTATCTGTATGTTTTTTATATAGATTTATTTTTTTTGCAGGGGTGTGTGGCTTGGGAGGTGATCGAGAGATCTGAATTGCGATGTTTAGTGAGTTGTATCTATTAATTTTCAAATAAATACAATTGGTTATGTGTTTTGGGGCGAACGTGAGGCAAAGAAACCCCGGCGCGGTGGCCGTTTATTTATTGCTTAGGAGCTTGTTGTGATGACGATTGGTTAGTTGGAGCGCTCGTTAATGGTTGCTGTGTCGGTACCTGTATTATAATTGGAGCCGGGCTGGTTACTGATGGTGACTTGTCATTGCCGGAGATAATCCAACTTGAGGCTAACATCACGCCAGACAGAATCACAGTAACTAAAGTCAAGCCAACGGCCATCGCCCACTGAGTCGTTGTAAGTCCCGTTTTCAAACCGCCGATTTCACCTTTAATTTCAGCAATACCTCTCTCAATAGAAGAAAATTGCTGAGTATAATAGGTTTTAAAGTCAGCTGATTCGCGACGCATTTCCGCAGCAATAGACTCTACCTCTGATTTGTTTTGTGAAAGCTTTGCGTCAAGTTCTTCTCTGGACATTCCGCTCACGCTTACCTCCAGGGTATCACTCTTCATCGCTACATCTTCCTTACTTGGGCGCAAACCCGTTTCGTCCATGGCGTATGAAACTCTATTTGATACCTTAGCATCAATACCAATACTTTGGTACTGAGATGGATCCCCATAAGGAGAAACGGTTGTCGCTGCTAGGGTTGCACTAACTATAATACTTGGAAGAACTGATGATGTTGTTCCTGAGGTAGGTTGAACTGAAGAAACTGGCTTCAGTCTTTCCATAGCCCATTATCCCTGAGAGCTACCTGTAATGATTTTACTAATGCAACAGCTTGATCCGGGCTCATTGAGACTGACATGTTAGGGGTCAACTCAACTTTTACTTGGAAGCTATTATTTCCTTGCTCATCAGACTGCATGTGATGCTCAAATTCATGGCGGTAAAAAGTAATGATTGTTTCAGCACGATCAGGCGTAATAAGAACTGATGTGGCGGTCATGTGCTGAGGTATGATTTTAATAGTGTTATCTGACATAAGTATCCTTTTTGTTTCCTTAGTATTTTTTTGCATTGACATCAGAAATAGCGAATCCACAAGAGTATGAGTAAAGCTAATCAGTTTAGTGATACGGTGACTATTAAAGTGGTAAACCACATCAAAGCTCGCAGAGTGCATACCAGGCTGTCACACATGACAAAGTAACGAGGATGCCTGATCTCATAGCGCTCAAAGAGACATGCCGATAATGGCATTAACCACGCATGACGCCATAAACACGCCGCCAACGATGAAGCTGGCTTGGTTCTTCCTGGTAGCGCCAAGAGTCAACAGAACCACTGAAAGGGCAAAAAAAGGTATCGCGATTATGCTGAACGTGTTCATGTTGACCTCAACTTATTTCGATTCTCCATCACCCTTAATCCGCCGCCCCATGTGTTTGTTGTGATCCGTTGCTGGCCTTAACCAAACGTCTCTTCAGGCCACTGGCTGGCGATAACTTTCCCCACAACGGAACAACTCTCATTGCATGGGATCATTGGGTACTGTGGGTTTAGTGGTTGTAAAAACACCTGACCGCTATCCCTGATCAGTTTCTTGAAGGTAAACTCATCACCCCCAAGTCTGGCTATGCAGAAATCACCTGGCTCAACAGCCTGCTCAGGGTCAACCAGAATTAACATCCCGTCAGGAAAACTAGGTTTGGATCCTGTTGGCGCGGTCATGGAATTACCTTCAACCTCAAGCCAGAATGCAGAATCACTGGCTTTTTTGGTTGTGCTTACCCATCTCTCCGCATCACCTTTGGTAAAGGTTCTAAGCTCAGGCGAGAACATCCCGGCCTGAACATGAGAAAAAACAGGGTACTCATACTCACTTCTAAGTGACGGCTGCATACTAACCGCTTCATACATCTCGTAGATTTCTCTGGCGATTGAAGGGCTAAATTCTTCAACGCTAACGTTGAGAATTTTTGCAAGCAATGCGGCGTTATAAGCATTTAATGCATTGATGCCATTAAATAAAGCACCAACGCCTGACTGTCCCATCCCCATCTTGTCTGCGACAGATTCCTGGGATAAGCCAAGTTCATTTTTCTTTTTTTCATAAATAGCTTTAAGGCGACGTGCGTCCTCAAGCTGCTCTTGTGTTAATGGTTTCTTTTTTGCGCTCATACGTTAAATCTATCACCGCAAGGGATAAATATCTAACACCGTGCGTGTTGACTATTTTACCTCTAGCGGTGATAATGGTTGCATGTACTAAGGAGGTTGTATGGAACAACGCATAACCCTGAAAGATTATGCAATGCGCTTTGGGCAAACCAAGACAGCTAAAGATCTCGGTGTATATCAAAGCGCGATCAACAAGGCCATTCATGCAGGCCGAAATATTTTTTTAACTATAAACGCTGATGGAAGCGTTTATGCGGAAGAGGTAAAGCCCTTTCCAAGTAACAAAAAAACAACTGCATAAGTAACACCGCTCTTTTCACAATGGACATTCGTCCTACGTCGCTGACAAAGCGAGCCCCAAGATATCTGACCAACTAAGGCCATATGCGTTTCCACGCATACCTTTCAACTAACTATTCACTATTGGAAAATTAACAAATGACACAAGCAAGTTACAGCAAGCCAACACAGCGAGAAATTGATCGCGCAGAAACAGATTTACTCATCAACCTGTCAACGCTTACCCAGCGCGGTCTGGCAAAGATGATTGGCTGTCATGAATCGAAGATAAGCAGAACGGACTGGAGATTTATTGCTTCGGTCTTGTGTGCTTTCGGAATGGCATCAGACATCAGTCCGATTAGCAGGGCTTTTAAGTATGCATTGGATGAAATCACAAAGAAAAAATCCCCGGCTGCCACCGAGGATTTTAAGCAAATTGATATGCAATTCTGAGGGAATTACTGGATCAATCCACAGGAGTAATTATGACAAAACGTCGTAAGAAATACCAGGAAAAAGAAGAGATTCGACACCCTGATTCACCTGAGGGATTAGTGGTAGCCGCAGCAAATAACAGGGCGTTCGCAGAGCGCCTTGTTGGTGTTTACAGACTAGCCAAAGCAGGAGTGAAACATGGGCGTCGTTAAGTTAGCTGATTACAGGCCTCAACTGGAGGTCGTGGAGCATCGCGTGGCAGATACCGAAGATGGTTTCATGCGCGTTGCTAACGAGATTACCGACAGTCTGCTGATGGCTGATTTAACCGTCCGGCAGATGAAGGTGATGCTCGCTATCATGCGCAAGACATACGGATTCAATAAGCCGATGGATCGACTCACAAACACGCAGATAGCAGCCATGACAGGTATTCATCACACTCATGTTTGCGCTGCCAAGCGCCAGCTTATCGAGCGTAAATTCCTCATTGCTGATGGCGTGAAAATCGGAGTGAACAAGGTGGTTTCTCAGTGGATTAGCCAGGACAGCTTAACATTAGCTAAAACAGCTAATAAAACATTAGCCAAGTCGGCTAATGGGTATAAGCCAAGTCAGCTAAACACAAAAGACAATATACAAAAGACAATAAATACAAATACCCCCTTACCCCCTAACGGGGGCGGCGATGGGCAGGTTAAACCTGAACGTCGCAAGGCAGAACGAATCGACTATGAATCCTTCCTGAACGCCTACAACACCGAAGTCGGTGACAGACTGCCACACGCTGTTGCGGTCAACGAGAAACGCAAACGTCGCCTGAAGAAAATCATTCCGCAACTGAAAACGCCAAACGTGGACGGTTTCAGAGCGTATGTCAGGGCGTTTGTGCATCAGGCCAAGCCGTTTTACTTCGGAGACAACGACACGGGCTGGACGGCAGATTTTGATTACCTGCTGAGAGAAGACTCGTTAACGGGAGTTCGGGAAGGGAAGTTTGCAGACAGGGGGATTGCATGAGACAGGATATCGAAGCGAGCGTTATCGGTGGCCTGCTGATTGGTGGATTAACTCCAACCGCCAGCGACGTTCTGGCAACGCTAGAGCCGGAAGCGTTTTCAATTCCGCTCTACCGGAAAGCCTTCGAGGTTATTCGCAAGCAGGCGAGAAACAGAAACCTAATCGACGCGCTGATGGTTGCCGAGGAGTGCGGAGAGGAGCATTTCACGTCAATCCTGATGACCAGCAAAAACTGCCCGAGTGCCGCAAACCTGAAGGGATATGCCGGAATGGTCGCGGATAACTATCACCGCCGTCTGGTGCTGGAAATCATGGATGAAATGCGTGAACCAATCCAAAGCGGAACCATCGACGCATCGAGTCAGGCGATGGATGAACTTGTAAAGCGTCTTTCAGCCATCAGAAAGCCCCGTGACGAGGTTAAACCTGTACGGTTAGGGGAAATCATCACTGACTACACTGACACGCTTGACAGGCGTCTGAGGAACGGAGAAGAGTCAGATACCCTGAAGACCGGAATCGACGAACTTGACGCCATCACCGGAGGGATGAACGCAGAAGACCTGGTGATTATCGCCGCTCGTCCTGGTATGGGTAAAACCGAACTGGCGCTGAAGATTGCCGAAGGCGTTGCAAGCCGCGTTATTCCCGGTTCTGACGTCCGGCGCGGAGTGTTGATTTTCTCAATGGAAATGAGCGCATTGCAGATTGCAGAGCGAAGCATTGCCAACGCCGGGAGGATGTCAGTTAGCGTGCTGCGAAATCCTGCATCGATGGATGACGAAGGCTGGGCGCGTGTTGCTAACGGCATGAGTCAGCTTGCAGATTTGGATGTATGGGTAGTCGATGCCTCGCGGTTATCGGTCGAAGAAATTCGCTCAATCGCAGAACGGCACAAACAGGAAAATCCAAACCTGTCACTCATCATGGCGGATTATCTTGGCCTGATTGAGAAGCCGAAAGCAGATCGCAACGACCTCGCAATTGCTCACATCTCAGGAAGCCTGAAGGCGATGGCGAAAGACCTGAAAACGCCTGTTATCTCCCTGAGTCAGCTTTCACGCGATGTTGAGAAGCGACCAAACAAACGCCCGACAAACGCAGATTTGCGTGATTCAGGAAGCATTGAACAGGACGCAGACTCAATCATCATGCTCTATAGGGAAGCGGTATATGACGAGAACAGTAGCGCCGCGCCATTTGCTGAAATCATTGTGACAAAAAACCGTTTTGGCTCGCTTGGTACGGTTTACCAGCGGTTCTGTAACGGACACTTTGTTGCATGTGACCAGGATGAAGCCAGACAGATTTGCACAGCATCAAATGCACCCGCTGCACGTGGCAGACGATATGCACAAGGGGCTGACGTATGACCATCTACATCACTGAGCTAATAACAGGGGCTATTTACACAGTAGCCCTTTTTTATTGGATTAAGAACGAGGGGGATCCTGATGGACACCGTTAACGGAATGTGTTCAGACGCACCGCGTGCCAAAAAATGTAAATGCGGAAAATCACCGACAATATTCGACATGGAGAACGGGTGCCAAATCTACTGCGCTAACCACGCCGCTGTGGCGGCCGCGAATTATCGCAGTGCGGTAACGGAGTGGAATAACCTGAAATCTGTTAGAGAGGGAAGTCATGAAAAAACTAACCTTTGAAATTCGATCTCCAGCACATCAGCAAAACGCTATTCACGCGGTACAGCAAATTCTTCCAGACACAACCAAACCAATCGTAGTAACCATTCAGGAACGCAACCGCAGCTTAGACCAAAACCGAAAGCTTTGGGCTTGCCTTGGTGACGTCTCTCGTCAGGTTGAATGGCATGGTCGCTGGCTGGATGCAGAAAGCTGGAAGTGTGTGTTTACCGCAGCATTAAAGCAGCAGGACGTTGTTCCTAACCTTGCCGGGAATGGCTTTGTGGTAATAGGCCAGTCAACCAGCAGGATGCGTGTAAGCGAATTTGCGGAGCTATTAGAGCTTATACAGGCATTCGGTACAGAGCGTGGCGTTAAGTGGTCAGACGAAGCGCGACTGGCTCTCGAATGGAAAGCGCGATGGGGAGATCGGGCTGCATGACTATCAAATCAAATACGCCAGCACACGACAAGGACTGCTGGCAAACGCCGCTTTGGCTTTTTGATGCACTGGATATTGAGTTTGGATTCTGGCTGGATTCGGCAGCGAGCGACAAAAATGCTCTGTGCGCTCACTGGTTAACTGAGGCTGACGACGCGCTAAATTCTGAGTGGATAAGCCACGGTGCAATCTGGAATAACCCACCGTACAGCAATATCAGGCCGTGGGTGGAAAAAGCCGCTGAGCAGTGCATACAACAGCGACAGACGGTAGTGATGCTTGTGCCAGAGGATATGTCTGTAGGATGGTTCAGTAAGGCTCTGGAGAGTGTTGACGAAGTTCGCATCATCACTGATGGACGGATTAATTTTATCGAACCATCGACGGGGTTGGAGAAGAAGGGAAACAGCAAAGGCTCCATGCTGCTGATTTGGCGACCGTTCATCAGTCCTCGACGGATGTTTACTACCGTATCCAAATCGGCATTGATGGCGATCGGGCAGGGCGTCAGGAGGGCTGCATGAGGCGACAGCGACGAAGCATCACCGACATCATCTGCGAAAACTGCAATTACCTTCCAACGAAACGCTCCAGAAATAAACGCAAGCCAATCCCAAAAGAATCTGACGTAAAAACCTTCAACTACACGGCTCACCTGTGGGATATCCGGTGGCTTAGAGAACGTGCGAGGAAAACAAGGTGATTGACCCAAATCGAAGTTACGAACAAGAAAGCGTCGAGCGGGCTTTAACGTGCGCTAACTGCGGTCAGAAGCTGCATGTGCTTGAAGTTCACGTGTGCTCCGATTGCTGCGCAGAGCTGATGAGCGATCCGAATAGCTCAATGTACGAGGAAGAAGACGATGAATGAGTTAATAAATGGCAATGCCATCAAAATGACAAGCATTGAAATCGCTGAGTTGGTAGAAAGCCGCCATAGCAATGTAAAAGTATCCATAGATAGATTGGTGAAACGTGGCGTTATCAAGCCTCCTGCATTGCAGCACACTAACATAATCAATGATTTAGGTGTTATTACCGGGAAGCGTGATTTCTACGTCTTCGAAGGCGAAAAAGGTAAGCGCGATAGCATTATTGTCGTTGCCCAGTTGTCGCCGGAATTCACCGCTCGCCTTGTTGACCGCTGGCGAGAGCTTGAAGAAGCTGCGGTTAATATCCCCAAAACGCTACCGGAAGCGTTGCGCCTTGCTGCTGATCTTGCTGAGCAGAAAATGCAACTGGAAAACCAGCTCGCAATTGCCGCACCTAAAGTTGAGTTTGCCGATCGAGTTGGCGAGGCCAGTGGAATTTTGATTGGAAACTTTGCAAAGGTTGTTGGTATTGGTCCAAACAAACTGTTTGCGTGGATGCGCGATCACAAAATCCTTATTGCTTCAGGTGCCCGGCGCAATGTGCCAATGCAGGAATATATGGAGCGCGGCTATTTCACAGTGAAAGAAACAGCAGTCAATACAAATCACGGAATACAGATATCGTTCACCACAAAAATCACCGGGCGTGGTCAACAGTGGCTGACCAGAAAGCTGCTCGATAACGGAATGCTGAAAGTAACAGGGGAGGCTGCTTAATGGCTAACCTACGCAAAGAAGCGCGCGGCAGAGAATGCCAGGTACGTATTTACGGCGTATGCAATGGCAACCCTGAAACTACAGTTCTGGCACATTACCGGATGGCTGGAATTTGCGGAACTGGAATGAAGCCTGACGACCTGATCGGTGCATGGGCTTGTAGTGACTGCCACGCGGAGATCGACCGACGCACCCATAATCTCGACAACAAAGACGCCAGACTTTACCACCTCGAAGGCGTGATCAGGACGCAGGCGATACTGCTGAAGGAGGGGAAGATTAAGCCATGAACGAATATCAGTTTGTGCTTCCATACCCGCCGTCGCTGAACACCTACTGGCGAAGAAGGGGAAGCCAATACTACATCAGCGATAAAGGCCAGAAATACCGAAAAGACGTTCAGCAAATCATCCGCCAACTCAAGTTAGACATTTTCACCAAATCACGACTCCGCATCAAAGTAATCGCAGACGTTCCAGACTCCCGCCGCCGCGACCTCGATAACATCCTGAAAGGTTTACTCGACTCCCTTATCCACGCCGGATTTGCGGAAGACGACGAGCAATTCGATGACATTCGCGTAATTCGTGGTGTGAAAGTACCAGGCGGACGGCTTGGAATAAAAATCACAGAACTGGAGAGCGTATGAACGCCACAATTCAAACGATACCAGAACTGCTTATCCAGACACGAGGCAATCAGACCGAAGTGGCGAGGATGCTTTCCTGCGCAAGAGGAACAGTGCTCAAGTACAACCGAGACAGCAAAGGCGAGCGTCACGTAATAGTTAACGGCGTCCTGATGGTCAAACAGGGCAAGAGGGGAAGACCATGAGACTCGAAAGCGTAGCTAAATTTCACTCGCCAAAAAGCCCGATGATGAGCGACTCACCACGGACCACGGCTTCTGACTCTCTTTCCGGTACTGATGTGATGGCTGCTATGGGGATGGCGCAATCACAAGCCGGATTCGGAATGGCTGCATTCTGCGGTAAGCATGAACTCAGCCAGAACGACAAACAAAAGGCTATCAACTATCTGATGCAATTTGCACACAAGGTATCGGGGAAATACCGTGGTGTGGCAAAGCTCGAAGGAAATACTAAGGCAAAGGTACTGCAAGTGCTCGCAACATTCGCTTATGCGGATTATTGCCGTAGTGCCGCGACGCCGGGCGCAAGATGCAGAGATTGCCACGGTACAGGCCGTGCGGTTGATATTGCCAAAACAGAGCTGTGGGGGAGAGTTGTTGAGAAAGAATGCGGAAGATGCAAAGGTGTCGGCTATTCAAGAATGCCAGCAAGCGCCGCATATCGCGCTGTAACGATGCTAATCCCAAACCTCACCCAACCCACCTGGTCACGCACTGTTAAGCCGCTGTATGACGCTCTGGTGGTGCAATGCCACAAGGAAGAGTCAATTGCAGACAACATTTTGAACGCGGTCACACGTTAGCAGCATGATTGCCACGGATGGCAACATATTAACGGCATGATATTGACTTTTTGAATAAAGTTGGGTAAATTTGACATCAACGATGGATAAATGCACTCGTTAAATAAAGCCCTGAGTTAATAGCTCGGGGCTTTTTGCGTTTTAAGCACGGCCTTTCTGAAAGCACATCAAACCAAATACCCAGACAGACAATACCCTCACCTTATCCGCTGTGGCTACGGTGCGGTGTGCTTTGTATAAAAGAAAACCAGCTCAATGTCTGGCTTCGTGAAAGCGGGTGGCAGGAGGTTGCGCTAACAACCTCATGCCGTTTGCCGTGCATATCGGTCACGAACAAATCTGATTACTAAACACAGTAACTGGATTTGTTCTATCAGTAATCGGCCTTATCCTAATTAAATAGAGCAATCCCTTATTGGGGGTAAGACATGAAGATGCCAGAAAAAATGACTGTAGCCGCCATTCTCGCGGCAAAGGAACAAGGCATCGGGGCAATCCTTGCGTTTGCAATGGCGTACCTTCGCGGCAGATATAATGGCGGTGCGTTTACAAAAACAGTAATCGACGCAACGATGTGCGCCATTATCGCCTGGTTCATTCGTGACCTTCTCGACTTCGCCGGACTAAGTAGCAATCTCGCTTATATAACGAGCGTGTTCATCGGCTACATCGGTACTGACTCGATTGGTTCGCTTATCAAACGCTTCGCTGCTAAAAAAGCCGGAGTAGAAGATGGTGGAAATCAATAATCAACGTAAGGCGTTCCTCGATATGCTGGCGTGGTCAGAGGGAACTGATAACGGACGGCAGAAAACCAGAAATCATGGTTATGACGTCATTGTAGGCGGAGAGCTATTCACTGATTACTCCGATCACCCTCGCAAACTTGTCACGCTAAACCCCAAACTCAAATCAACAGCCGCCGGACGCTACCAGCTTCTTTCCCGTTGGTGGGATGCCTACCGCAAGCAGCTTGGCCTGAAAGACTTCTCTCCCAAAAGCCAGGACGCTGTGGCACTGCAGCAGATTAAGGAGCGTGGCGCTTTACCGATGATTGATCGCGGTGATATCCGTCAGGCAATCGACCGTTGCAGCAATATCTGGGCTTCGTTGCCGGGGGCTGGTTATGGCCAGTTCGAGCATAAGGCTGACAGCCTGATTGCAAAATTCAAAGAAGCAGGCGGAACGGTCAGAGAGATTGAGGTATGAGCAGAGTCACCGCGATTATCTCCGCTCTGGTTATCTGCATCATCGTTTGCCTGTCATGGGCTGTTAATCATTACCGTGATAACGCCATCGCCTACAAAGAGCAGCGCGACAAAGCCGCATCCATCATCGCTGACATGCAGAAGCGTCAACGTGATGTAGCAGAACTTGACGCCAGATACACAAAGGAGCTTGCTGATGCTAACGCGACTATCGAAAGTCTCCGTGCTGATGTTTCTGCTGGTCGTAAGCGCCTGCAAGTCTCTGCCACCTGTGCAAAGTCAACGACCGGAGCCAGCAGCATGGGCGATGGAGAAAGTCCAAGACTTACAGCAGATGCTGAACTCAATTATTACCGTCTCCGAAGTGGAATCGACAGGATAACCGCGCAGGTTAACTACCTGCAGGAGTACATCAGGACTCAGTGCCTGAAATAATTTTTTTGCAAATCACAAAGTCAATTTAATGAGCCTCGCGAAAAGCGGGGCTTTTTTATGTACCTCAGTAAACCGCGCATTCTCGTGCGCATATCAACCAAGAGCTTTTCGGGATATGAGACAGAGACAGGACGGTGGCTTACATCGTGCCGCTCTTGGGCTGTCCATGTCTGCGAGAACTGGCTCATATCACCAAAAAGGTAAATACGATGTCCAATATCATCCCGATTGATTTCGAAGGCCATCCCATGCGTTTTTCTGACGATGGCTGGTTTGACGCGACTGCGGCAGCCGACAAGTTCAACAAGGAGCCGGCTCAGTGGCTTAGGCTTCCTGAGACCGTCCGTTACATCGAGGCGTTAAAGAGTAGATATGGGAATATCACATATGTAAAAACCAGCCGCGCTCGCAAAGACCGTGGCGGCGGAACATGGCTTCACCCAAAACTGGCGGTCAGATTTGCTCGATGGCTTTCTGTAGATTTTGAGATCTGGTGTGATGAGCAAATTGACGCAATCATTCAGGGTTCCGTTCATCATATCGACGATGAAAGAATAAAGGCTATTTTCCTTCTGGATAAATCTCAGCCATGGGAAAAGAGGTTTAGCGATCCGTTTTATTCTGCGATGTTCAAAATGTCAGGGCTGCCCCGTCATCGGCCAGGTCGTCGCCCCTCACTATTTGGGATGATCAGTGCCAAGTGGGTATATGGCCCGGTATTACCACCAGAAGTATATGCAGAGGTTAAAAGACGGCTGGCTGCGGGAGACAAAATCCATCAGCACCTTAAACCTGACGCGCTGACATTGGTTGAGCGACAGATCATTGCCGTTACCAGCATTGCCAATGGGTGCTCTGATTATCGTGATTTCGAAGCGCGTTGCATGTCGGCATTCCAGGTGAAAGGGCAGATGAAATTGCTCTATGCGGCGGCCTGATCATGAGCACCCGAATAATAGAATGCGCCTCCAGAGCGGGGCGCGACTTCTCAGAGTTCATGAAAGGCGAGAAGGGCATGATGGAAGCATTGGCCTCGGTGGATGAGTTTGGCGAGCAGCTGCGCCTCAACGGCTGTGTCAATCATCACTTTGTTAGCTACATGGATGCGGAACTCGATCATGCAGGCATTCATGGACATGGCAAAAGCCGAGAGGAAAGAAGAGCGCCGGCGTAAGCGAGCGGAAGCAAAAGCGAAGTAGCCATTACAAAGCCAAACTACTGGTGGGCTTGATAATGAAACCGGAGTTAATTTCTGGTCACTAATTAACGGCAGCACCGCGAAACAACCCAAGCCAGAAAGTGGGGAAATAACACTGGCAGCCACTGAAAGATGAACCTCCTGCCTTATGGCAAAAAAGATTCTTTGTGGTGGCGGACTGATGGAAAGACATCGGTTATTGCAGAGGCCATTCAATGAGTGGTCTCGACAATGACTTATACCCTGCACGGGATAACTTAACTGATATCCCTTTTAACGGATAAACGGAGCCAACAATGGCAGAGATTATTCTCATGACTGAAGAACAGAAATTCCAGTTAGAGATTTACAAACTGGTCATGAACCAGAACGCCGCCGTGCATGGAGACTGGCATGAACAAAGAGCCCCGCGTATATGGCAGCCGATGGGATAAGGCCCGTCTGCGTTTTCTCCAGCAGCACCCACTGTGTGTGATGTGCGAGCAGCAGGGGCGCATAACACCAGCAACGGTGGTCGACCATATCGTGCCCCACAAACTGAAAGATGCGCTTAAGTCAGGTAACCCTCTGGCCATATCGAAAGCACAGCTCCTGTTCTGGAGTAAAGAGAACTGGCAGCCACTGTGCAAAGCGCATCATGACTCAACGAAACAGAGAATGGAGAAGAGCGGCGCGGTAATCGGTTGTGATGCCAACGCGACCCGCTCGATCCTGCGTCTCACTGGAGCACGTAATGAAAGACCTCATCATTGAATACCGAGACGGTAAGTTTGTTCAGCTGGCGATTGATGGCGTGGAGATGAAGCGCGTAACGTCTATCCAGTTCTCCCACACCGTAGGCGAGGACGTACCGACATTGACCGTGTCAGGACATGTGTGGTCCGAGTATGGGAAAGGCGATCACAAACTCGAACAGGTAGACAAACATTCGGCATAGCGCCGCGGCGGCAAGTCGATTATCTATCATGTGAAATCATTTCAAATGCAATTACATCAAATGAGAATGAATCGCATCAGGGCAGGGGGGGGGATCAAATCTTCAAAACCTTTGCCCCAAATGACCGCCGCCAAA